CTATATACCTCATCCCCTATAATTAAAAAACAAGGCTGCTCATTAAAATATAAGTCAGGTTCTGTTACGACTGTTACTAATGTATTTTGCAACTTCTTCTTGTTCCTCTCCTGATAAATCTTCTATTTCCATTCTTTTATTAGCAAGCTCATGTGCTAGATATGCAATATACTCGTTATTGTCTAAATATATCTGAGTATATGTTTTTGGTATTTCTATCCAACGGTCGCCTGTATTCCTAAAAACTTTGTTTGGCATAAAGTCCACACGTACAAATATATCACCCTTGGTTGCTTGTGGGAATCGTGTGCCAAAATTAACATTTGCCGCATCATTAATATCTAGGACACCTAGAACGGCTAGTTGATCAGATGCCCTTACGTTTTTTTTGATACAATATCATCAACATCATTAAATGATACATCATCTGTTTGGAACATATCTGGTACACCATCGTCATTAGCATCTGCTACTAACGAGTCACCAAAATCATCCTTCTCAACTAGCTGATATTTCTCAGCCATCTTAAGAACAACTTTATCCCTACGTTCAACTTCTGCTTCGAGATCTGCAATACGCTTTAATAGTTCCTCAATACGTGCTTCAAATGCTGTACTGCCAGCGGCAACATCATCTAAACGTTTAGCAAGTGCATCACGCTCTGCCTCAGTAGCAACAACCTTGTCAACTAGACCATCTGACTCTGCTTTTGCTTCTGCGAGGGAGGCTGCAAGTGTGTCACGTTCTTGCACCATGCTATCATATTCTGCTTTGAGTTTTGCATACTCTGCAGGATCCATCTTACCTAGATTGTCATCTAGTAGTTTCTCGAGTTCACCGAGAATGTCATTATGTTGGCCTAGTTTCATTTCAAGTTCCTCTAATCTAGGGTCGTCAACTCGTACCACTTTACGTTTGACGTTTTTGCCTCTGTCCTGTCTCCACCATGATATAGTCATTGTACCAGCAAGAACTAAACATACAGCAAGTGGATCAAAAACTGCTACTATTATAATTATCACCCAACGCACCGCTTCCTCTAATAATGTCTTATCTGCTGCACCATAGATAAGTTCTGCGATGTATTTTACTGGGCCTACTTCTGCTTCAAACTGTCTGTACTTTTTCTCAAATACAAACTTTTCTTCACGTAGCTGATCAATAACGGGCTGTTCGTTTTCTATTAGTTTCTCAATATCAGCAATACGTGTATCTACACCCTTGTTGGCATTACCTGCTTCTAGTGTGTAACGTGCAATATTTTCATTAGCACTCTTGACTGTTGGATCAATGCTCTTACGAATAACAGCAATACGTGCTTCAACTTCTTTAATACTATTTGCTAGACGACCATTGATTGCACGAATCTCTGCTTGCACTCTACTAGCAATGGCTAGTTCGTTTGCTTTAGCTTGGTCAATGTCAGCCTGTAGTTTATCACGCTCTGTCTTTTGTCTAGCTCTTAGTTCAGCGCCCTTAGCAACATTATCTGTTGAACTGCTAAACAATCCGCTTGAGCCTGTAGTACCTTGCTTGGTGTAAGCCTCTACATCATTATCAAGTCTTGTAAGTTCATCCTGCGCTACTTTAATACTAGCCTCTGCACGTTTTTGTGCATCTACTAGGCGCTTTTCCTGCTGTCCAATCTCTGTTTGTGCTTGACTACGTAGTCCGGGTATCTTTGCGTTTTCAGCATCAATCTGTGGCTGTAGTCTAGCATTAGCGTCCTTGATACGCTGTTGCTCTCTGGCGATTAAACTATCAATACGAGTGCTATCTCCGCCTGTATTCAGACGTTTAATCTCATTTGTCCAACGTTCTATCTTTGCTTGGCTACGTGTAATCTTATCGTCAATATTTTGTGCTAGTGCAATCTGTTCTGCGCCTACACTAGACTGCTCAATATGACTTTTACTTAGGAAACCAAACACACCCATGCTTGTAATAAACATGAGTACTATTACAGCCGTTGTTAGATAGCCACGTATAATCTTAGGTGCACGATGCCAGTTTTGGTGTAGCCATACAGTTGTTAGGATCTTACCAACTTCTAACACACTGCCCATTAGAACAATAGGCAAGAAGGCTGCTGCAAAAATAGCAGTCAAGCCAATGATGCTATAGTAAGCTGCAATGCCTGAAATACAAAGAGCAACTAGTAATGTAAGAATTCCTAAAAACATCCGCTTATTATACTACCTTTTTATTTTGTGTGTCAACCACTGAGGTTGTTTAGGTGCGTCTGACCAAGTTGCTCTGCCAAAAGTCCTTCCGCAAATATGCCTACTTCGTGTGACCCTGTAACAGTGCTACCTTGGAATGCTATATCAGTTTTTTCATCATACTTGAAAGGAAATCTTCTTTGAATATTCATGTTGCCATCAAAGGTTGTTCTTGCCACAGTTAACACTCTACCTGTGCTGTTTGTTACACGATTTCTAAAAACGCCAGGCTTGTTTGCTGTGCTGTCAGCACTGAAAGCATCTATTCGATAGAGGAAAAAACAATATCCTCTTGGCACAGTATAGTGACTCATTTGTGTCTTGCCGTCACCTGCACGAATAGCGGCATAGTATGTGGGTGTACCAGCAAGATCATTGCCAATATCAATTACACCAACATTTGATCCGCTGAGTATTATTGCATTGTTTATTCTGTAAAAACTGTTTGTAGTTGTAACAACACCAGTACCTGTTAGTGTAACAGTTTCACTTAATGCATCATAGTTACTGTCTAGTCCTTGTATAAGCAAGTTCATTGTATCACTGCCACTGGTGCTTTTGACTTGCATTTGTTGTGCAGAACTAGGAGGTGTGTAATCAGAGTTTTTTTCCCACAACACTCTAAAGGCTGTGGTAGCAGCAATACTGTAACCAAAAATATTTACAACACTGTTGTAATCATTTATTTCACTCGATACTGCAATAGGAAAGTCATACAGTTTACGATTAGTAGCCATTTATTATAGCCCCCATTTGGTGCCTAGATATGACTCTACGTTTGTAATCTCGATTGCGTTTAGTGTTTTATTAAACAACAATACTTCTGCAATGTATGCTTCTGCACCACTTGTCTTTGCAGCGTTATTACCAATATAGAAATGTGTGTTGCTTGCGCTTGTGGTTGCGGCAACTGTACCAGTGAAACTTAGTGTTTTTGCTGCGGCATCTTTTCTGTATACTAACCTTGCAGCATTTCCTGTTTGGCTACCATCAAACACCAGTGTGTGTCTTGCCCAGTTTGTGTCAGCAGTGGTAGCAACTGTTCCAACTGCGCCATTCATACCTATTTCCATAGTAGTGCCGTTTGCATTTATACGCAGGTCATTTTGATTTGTTTCACTCAAATACTGCACACCTGTGGTGTTTAGTAGTTTGCTAACTATAAAAACAGTGAAGCCTGTTTGACTTTGTAGTTGTGTAAATGGGTTGACGCTCAAGTTATCGTTGCCATCAAACTCCAAGTAACCATAACCATTTTGTGGTGTAGTGTTTTCATAACTTGGTTTAGCACTACCGCCATTTGGATTAGCGTTGTGAGCAAATTCAGATTTATCAGTCCACTGTGTGATCTGACCTTCATCTGTGGCACTTGGAATAAGTGTAGTTGTATCGGCAGCATCATACCAAATCTGTAAGTCAACAAATGTGCTTTCACTAACTGCTTCTTCTGGACTTGCAGGTGCAGCACCTTCTACACTGGTCACCCATGGTCTGTGAGGCAATAGTGGATTGTATGTGTTTGCATCATCTTCTAGTGTGCTTGCACCATCTGCATAAGGCAAACTCAATGCCAGTTGATCGTATGTGTTCCATTGTCTGTAATATGACTTTGTGGTATCTCCACCTGCTTTGCGTTTTAATTGTGCAATCTCAAGTGTCATAAGTTGATTTGCTTCTTTGTTTGCCTGTGATCTTTCACTGGCAACTGTGATAACATCTCCAGCAACAATGCCAGCATCAGCAAGAGTTGTTGCAGCATTGTCTGTGCTGTCTTTTACTGTTCCATTTTTGTGAATACTAACACGACTGTAGTAAGAACTGCTCAAGCCTTCGTCACTTATAATAGTAGTGCGAAGTTGTGCCATTGTTTGCCCATCGTCAATAGTAAGGGCATTGTGCAGTCCTGTTAGACCTTTGTATTCAATGTTAATGTTTGCCACGTTCATGCTCCAACTGTGTTAGGTAATGATACAGGCTTGGACTATCAGTTCGGATATCCGCCGCGTGTTTTGGACCGTTTACACCGCCTCCTGCATAAGTTGTTACGCTTTCAATATCTGCGTATTGCTCGTTAGGAGCATTTGCAGGCTCGCATGCACTACGATCATCGTCAGTTAAATCTTCAATCTGACGAAAATGATTATCATCCACAGGTTCATTTACCTGTTGATATTCGTCAATTACACCTAATAGGCGTTTAATAAGTTCACTAGTGTCCATACTTTATTTATTGTAGGACAGCGAACTCCTCAGGGTTATCTGTGGTGTAAACTACACGCTTAAAGTCAAACTCAGCAATAGCCCGCATACAGCCCTTGCAGGGCTTTGCCATACCGTTCACCCATTCACGCTTGTCGTTATCAGGGTGTTTGATTCTATAGACATAGAGAGTTGCTTTACGCAAATCATCCTTATCCAAATGGTTAAGGCTGTTGGCAATAGCGTTTACTTCGGCATGCAAAAAGATTGCTTCTTTATTCTTACCATACTGTCTTGCGAGAGGATGACTTTTGTACTGGTTTCGTCCTGTACTAATAATTCTATTCTTAATTACGACGCAGGCGGCTAGTTTTGCACGACTAGCCCCCTCGTTATCAATAGCCTGCCTACGCAGGAAGTCCATTACTCTATAATCACGACGCCCCAAGGGCGACGGCGGTGGAACGTCATCCATTCTTCTTGCCCCGCTTGAGCTTGTTAGTATGGGCATCAAAAAGGTTACCTTCACTATCAACCTTGTAGAGCTTGCCGTCTACATTGGTGTACCCAACCGCAACCTTATCAGGATTGATAGTACGATTAAGGAAAGTTGGGATAGTGAGCATCTCATCTTCAACTGTAATCTTCTTTGTCTTAGGCATAGTAAAAACTCTCTTCTAATAGTTTGTGTAAGTCTGTAGCGTTATCTGGAAACTTTTCTAATCCCCAACCTTTGATAGTAAGATTATGGTTTTTAATTAGTTCCCCTTGGATTACAATTTCTTTGGTAAGACTCATATTAAACTGAGATAGATCCAAATCCCAATTGTAAACTATACTATCAACAATAAAATCTAAATTATAATAGAAATCGATTACCTGTTTCCTCAGTGTAGCCTGCCACTGGGTGTATGCAGGCTTCCATTTTGAGAATCTTTCTTCATCCAACTTGAGACCTAGTTTACGAAATATTTCTGGAAATACGTTCTCTCCAGAATGCCACAACATGGGACCACTCACACGGTGAAGATTATGGTCTTTTATATCTTCCAATATTAATGTTGATTGATCATTAGCTTTATACATCTTATACAAATTCAAAGCCAGTAATTCTCTAACATCCCATACCTCAGAAGATTCCCACTTATTTGTGCTGTCCGCAAAGAAGTTGGATATAATCGTTTTCACTATGTCTAAATCCTTAATTCCAAAAATAGGAACTCCGTTAACCCACTGTCCCGATGCTCTTGTTCCAATGAAACTAAAAAGATACAAATCTTTAGGCAGTGTTACAAATATGACAGGAATAGATTCTTCCAGACAATAATCAATTACTTCTCTATGCTCTTGTGGACTGTGACAGTGAGGATAACAGGACTTCAATCCACCTTGCTGCTGACGCAACAGTCCAATTACACGCATTGTTTCTTCTAGACTGTGTGGCTCGTTTTTGTTATGTCCATGTGCATTTTTATTGGTAACTGGATTGTCTACAAGCGGTATAACATTCGCAGTACCGTTTTTATTCTTAAGATAAGATGGCCAGATCCTATGGTAATAATCATTACCGGCTAGATAATTAATACTCCATTCTACGAATGTACATCCTATAGAGCTATAGGATGTAGTGATAAACATATCGGTCATAAATTAAACCTTCGATAGGCTTCCAATACATCTTCTACGTAATATGGAGCCTCACTACAAAAACCACCTACGTGCCAACGGTAGGTTCCCGTACGAGCAGTCAGCGGGCTATCCTCTTTCCAATCGTAAAGGGTTACTGTGTAGACATCATGACATTCAAGTGTAGGATCGTACACTGAAATCTCACCACGAAACTCGTTAAAAACCTTGTCACTAGGACCGAGGTTCTTACTAAACACTGCTTCAAGTTCTGCATAGGTTGCCATAACATAACCCTGCAGGCTTGTACCTACAGCATCTATAGTGTCACCACTATCAAACACTTCAACTCCAATCATTACGCAATCTCCATGTTCAGTGCAGACCATGGTACCATGTTCAGTTCGTTCACTGCATCAAAACCAAAACTAGCAACCATGTGGTACATGCCGTTCTCGTCCAGCACCAAGTCACCAACGCTCAGGCTATGCATGGGCATAAAACGCTCAATGTTCTCTTCAGGACCCATGTTACCAACGTGGAAAACACCTTCTAGGCTGTCAGCGGTAATGTTGCTAACATGCTCGTAGTAGCCTTTCTCAAAGGCTTCCTTAACCAGGTCGCCAACGGGCTTGCCAAAGGACATCTCAATCTTCATACGCAGCATGTTCTTAGGAACGGCACCGTGATCGCCAGTGGCGTTAATGGTGTCAATTTCCGCATCCGTTAAGTTAATCTGCCAAATCTTGTAAACAGCCATTTGCTTGCTCCTCATTTCCTATATATACATATTAGCACATATAGGGCATTCGTCAACCGTTTTGGGTGAAAAAAGTGCTGCAATGCAGCACTTTTAAGGGGTTAGTCCTTGCGTGAGTATTTTAGTTTTTGGGGGTTAAAAGTAGCGCAGGGATGCAATTTTGCTTTCCCGTGGAAGTGGGCTATAAATTCCTTATAGCTAGGCATGTGGGGCAGTTGCATACTAGCATAATCCCCCATTTTTGTTTGCAACTCTAGCGCATCCTCTTGCACACTTGCGGGAACGTTAGGGTTAACTGTGAGCTCCCCTAGGAACAGAAAAATTTGCTGTTGTGTAGTGAACTTGGACATAGTTGCTCCTCTTTGCTGTAATACGTACATATAGTAATACGGATATAGGGAACGTCAACCAGTTCTAACCGATAATTCAAGAAAAAAGCCCACATTGTGTGAGCTTTTCTCCCCGAGTACTATAGTGTAATTGCTATTTCTACCCGCTCCACAGCACTTGGGGGCGCCTTGCCCCTTGGCCCTATACTGCGGCCGTCAGCTAGCATAGCTGCTAAATTAGGTAGGGTACCTGGAATCGAACCAGGCCTCGGTGCGTCAACACCTACACTGCTAATTGACGTTAGCTGTGATTCGGGTACCATTCTCCCCCTTAGGTGTCAGGGTCTTCTACTTCACGACCCTGAGCAAAATCCAAAATGTCAAGCACTTTTTTGCTATTCCTGCCAGTAAGTGTAGCCCTCTTCACCTGCAAGTGCAAACTGTTTCCACTCGTCAAAGCAGCAGTCTGCGTTCTCTTCTTCCCATATCAGTATGTCCTCGCACTGTGCGTATTCACTGCCACGTTGCAGCGTTACAGTGCTTGTGCTGCCGCTGCGACTGTTACCGTCTTTAAGTCCGTTGTAATATCCACAGTACTCGTTGCTTACTACAGTAGTTTGTGTCATAGTGTTCGCTCCGTGTTTTCTAACTATAACCATAATAACACAGATACATGGTTTGTCTACCGTTTTTGGGACTAAAAAAGAGATTTTTCTGTGTCATGCATACCGCGAGATGCTTCTTCACGCAGCAGAGTCCACAATTTTCCGACATATGTGCTGAATTCCGGGGTCGCAATGACTTCCGATGTCCGTGGCCGTGGCAGTTCGATCGAAATGATTTCCTTGATGATCCCAGGCCGGTACGACATGACGACGACCCGGTCCGAAAGCTGAACCGCCTCCGTGATATTATGCGTGATCAACAGCATCGTCTGGTTCAAGGCTGCCCAGATTTCGAGCATCTTGTCGCCCAGCAGCATCCGTGTCTGTTCATCCAGTGCGCCGAACGGCTCATCCATCAGCATGATACGTGGCTCATAGGCCAGTGTCCTGGCAACAGCCGTCCGCTGCTTCATACCGCCGGAGAGTTGCGCAGGGAAATGACTCTCGAACCCTTCAAGGCCAACCAGCTTGATGAACTTCTGAGCGGTTTCTTCCCGCTCCGCCTTATCGATCCCTTCGATTTCAAGTGGAAAGGCCACATTGTCCAGGGTCGTTCTCCAGGGAAATGTTGATTCTTGTTGAAACACGACGCCGACATCCTTATGGGCGCCGTCTACTTCGTGGCCGTCGATCAGCACTTCACCGTCATGATCGTCTATCAGCCCACCGATAATATTGAACAGGGTCGACTTTCCGCAGCCTGACGGCCCGATGATCGAGACGAACTCCCCTTCTGCAATATTCAGATCAACACCATTCAGCGCCTTTACCGGGCTATCGCCATCGGCATTGTAGGTTTTGGAGACGCTTTTGATCTCGAGAATATCAGCCATTTGTCTATTTCCCTTGAGCCTTTGAATTTCCATTTATATCTATATTAATTAAATCTATTGAATTATCAGTGTTTTCTAGCATACCCCAACTCTTAATCCAATTTGCTGTTTGTTCTAGTTCTTTTGCTGGAATAGGCGCAGGGTCTACTACAACAAGACGACTTTCTGGTAAATCATTAATCGATAACATAGAAATAAGAGGATCAACATCCTTGTAAGAATCTATAAAGTACTGAAGATATTGTTTTTTATTAGCATTAATTCTTTTAACCGCTTCTCGTACTGCACGATTAAACATGCCGTAGGTCTCAGAATCAACTTTAGCAGATGCTACTTCTGTTCCGTGAAAAAATGCCGAGCAGATAATACGACATCCTTGTTTTTCTGCAAGTGAAATATAGGGTTCAACTAGGATCACACTATCGACTTCTCCGCGCATCATTGCTTGATAACGTATATGTAACATAGGAGAAGTCTTGCATAGGCTAATCTGATCCCGTGTCATAAATCCTTCAAGCATCTGAAGGGCTAGGTAATGAGTGCCATAGAAGAAAGGAACGCCAACTTGGCGATTTGCAAACTGCTGTGGAGTATAAATATTTGACTCGGGACGGACAACAAGAGCAGCATAGGTAACAATAGACCGTCTTCCTATTACCAGGCCTGTTTTAGAATCTTGAGCACGACAGTAGTTGCCCCATTCACAGGCGTTATACATATCCGCCTCACCCTGTTCAAACGCGGCTCCATGACCATTAAACGGATCCGAACCATGATGGTTAATGATTTGGGTATCAGTAATAGCTTCAAGATTGTCATTATGTTTTACCCATTCAACTTTAAGTCCCTCTTTTTCAAACAATCCCTCTGCATCAGCAACGAGTTCACAAAGTCCTTGAAATGGCAAGGTGTCTTCTAAGAAGAGTGTCTTCATAAATTAACGGGCCTGGCCAGCTTTATATGCTTCATCTTCTAACCGACGCTGTGACTGTGCATTACGATCCGCAAGACCACGCTGGCATGCTGAATATGCGCCTTCGTTACCAATATACTTGCTACAAGAATTATTGGGATAGGACTGATACTGTGGATGCACTGGCACAGGCTGTGGCTGTTGTACAATAACCTGGGGTGGTTGATTGGACTGCTGTTGGCGATCCATGTTTCCGCCAACTGCCGATCCTGCAATTGTGCCTAATATTGCTCCACCAATGGTGGCTGCTGTATTGCCACTACCTTTACCAATAGTACTTCCTAAAATACCGCCACCGACGCCGCCAAGTACAGCACCGCCTTGTTGATTTGTTACGCAGGCACTTAAACTAAGCACAAGAACGCTCGCCATCATAATAGATCTCATATTAAATCTCCCTTCGATATATTTATAGTGCATACTCTGGCACATCTTCTTGCATCAACCGTCCTGCGACAGACACAACATGTTTACACTTGCCGCGGAATCCAAAGCCAGGGCAATTACAATCAAACCCCTTGGAATGCAATTCGATCTCATACGAATTGCCTTTGCTTCCTTCAACATTCCAGATATTACCAAGTAGGAAATGATCTTTGGTGTTCATTCCCTCAGGCTTAAAATATTTACTCTGGTATTTCATTAAGAATACATACCCTCTTTTTCATTTTGCCAACAGTAAACTCACTAAAGCCAGGCTGGATGGGTTTATTCCATCCGTTCTTACGAGCCTGCCCAACGCTAGGGAAAACTCCTGCTAGGTGCATAACATGCGCCATAGTCCAAATTGGATCAATATGCCATGCACTGTCTTTGTCATCCCAGAACCCGAAGGACTTCATATCCTTCTCAGACATTTTGGGGTGGATGAAATTAAATTCGTTTTCGTTTACCATCGGGTCTGCAGTCCTTCCTCGTTTTCTAACTATAACCATAGTAGCACGTATACAGGATTAGTCTACCATTTTTGAATTAAATTGGGTAATAAAAATGTGTTTTCCTGTCTCAAATAACCCCACAGCACCCAGCCAATCTGCGCTACTTACGTGAATACAAGCATCACCATCAGCGTCAACACTGGCAGCAACTAGTTCAGTTATGTCACCAGCTCGAGCACGTTCAAGCATTTCTTCTAAAACATCAATAACACTTGCCCTAGTTTTTTCTGCCAGGCTTGGTTCTTCCGTATCAGACTCGTTTGCAACAATAAGATGTACTACATTATCAGTATCGTCATCATTCATTTGTTTTCTCCATTAGATGTAGGGCCGTTACTATCCTTTTGATAAAACCAGCCTGTCAAAGTGTAACGTGGGTGGTCAGCGGCATAACTTACAGGACTTATAAAGTGTTTGTTAATCCTATCTTTAATTGTAGCACTAACGTCCATTAAAAGCAACCGATTACCAAATGGTTCCACACTTGTTTTAATAGTTTGCTCGTCGTCGTTCATTATACATAGTTGTCCGCCCCAATGCGTTTCCCAGGTATCATTTAGGTAGAATATATATGCCATCCAGCGTCTAGGATCGTGATGTGCTTTTAACCAATTAGTATGATCGTAGGCACTATATGTGGGTTGGTGTGTGTACATGTTAGTAAACCCACTAACATACCTTGCCAGATCCATAAAACTAGTATCCGGCTTGCCTAACTGGTAATCTTCTACACAAACTCTTGTAAACTCTGTGGTTAGTGGATGATCAATAAAAACACAATCTTCATCTTTGAGAATCCATTTAGCCATATGCCAATAGCCAAAAGTACCTTGTGCACCTTGTTTGTATTCATCACGTAGAGCCGCTTCATCTATAATAGCAAGTTTTTTGGGTGATATCTTTTGATGGCTAGTGTGTATGCAACCCCAACGCCCATAGTCGATCTGTTTAACAGCATCATAGATTTCTGTTATATACTCGTCTTGGAGCACATTGTCTATAATGCAGAATCTATTCTCTGCAAAATCCTTTCGTGCTTGATCTAGACTATCAGTATTAAACACTAGTTCTCTCTGTAAAAGATATGGTCGTCGATCTTAGTTATCAGACGCATACTTTTACGCCAATGGGGACTGACATAATCTGCATGGTAATGTGTAGCACCTTCTACCATGCCGTTCCATTTGTCAAACGCTAGGATCTGATATGCTACATCTTCAGCAAGTTTCCAACTAACACTTTCCTTATTTGCAGGAGGGTCTACTTTGCCGTCACAATACCAACTAAACTGGCATTTGTGGCGAACAGGATAATATTCTCTTTTAGTATCATCCACATCCTTCCCTCTAGTCTTCCAACTTTCACGATGTGGGCCTTCGTATATAACTTCACAAGGGCTACCAGGATAGCGCCTGTTCTTTACACGGTTCATAACTACACGACCAACAGCGATCATACCAGCAACGCTTTGATTGCTTGCTTCGCGGTACATGTTAAGTGCCATACAGTATTGTTCTTCTTTGTCTATTTTTACATTGGAAGGCTGTTTTGGTAGATATACAATACGTGTTTTAGTAGTAGGAACTTCTTTGATTACTACCTTTTCAACTACAGTAGGTACTTCTACCTCTTTGACAATAACTTTATCTACAGGTACAAGTTTTTCAACTGTCTTTTCAACCTCAACAACTTCAATCTCTATGCGTGGTTCACCGCCGTAGTAATAAGACACTACACCAGCCATAAATCCAATAACCAATAACCCAGCTCTAGGTCCCATAAGACCCTCCATGCTTGTTAACGATATACTATATTAACTTGTATTTGAGACTTGTCAACCGTTATAGAGTAACTTTTCCTTCAGAAATTAGCCGTTCTCTGTTAATCATGTGAGCTGCTTGGGTATCTTCTTTTGATCCACCAAAATATGGAACGCAATATCCACCTTCAGTCATAATTTCCGTTACTAGGCGACCGTCTGGTGCAACAAAGTCGCCTAAAATACGACCAAACTTGCCCTTCATATCTTCACCTTTTTTGCTTACTTGTGTTTTGAGGATAGATTTCTTGCCTAGTAGTTCCTTGAGTCTTGCTTTAGATGCAAGTCCAAACTTCTTTTCTACCTTATCTCTTGTGCGGGATTCTGGTGTGTCGATGCCCATAATACGGACACGTTCGTCTTTAAGCCATACGCCAAAGCCTAGGTCGATGTCAACATCTACAGTGTCTCCATCTACAACTTTGACGACATTTACTCGATATTCATACATAATCGATACTCCTTCTCCAGGAGTATTTATACGAGCATATTACCGTCTAGCTTGGGCCTCCGGGTTTCATCGAGTAACTGCCAAATTTCCATACTTCATTACCAGGAACGCGAATAAAGCGTTTGTTTGTTTCGTTCTTATTAGGATTTTCAATGGTAACCATAACACGCTTACCTTTTTTCATTGCCTTGATCTGATTATTTATTCGGGCGATCCCGTTGGCTAGGTAATCACGCCGCATAGAGTTAACTACTTTTTTAGATACATTGTTGCGCTCGCCTTTACTTGTTTGGCTCGTCCTTGATTTCTTCTTTCCCATTATCTTTCTCTTTCTCTTTAGATTTTACACAAATTGGTTTTTTACTATCAAACAGTTGTTTAAGTGTGCAATCTTTGCCTGTGATATCACTAACAACCTTGTCAGCAATACCTTTTCCTGTTTCTGCTTCAACTATACCGTCTGCTGCCCAGCTTCCTATAGTCCCAAGTAATTCTGTTGTGCCGCAGCCTGGTAGTAGTAATAATACTATAATTACAGCATGTTTCATTTAATTTGTCTACTTTTAATACTTCACAATTATTTAGTTAGAGTTATGTAGACAGTGGTTCTACGTCCTATCTTAAAGTAATTATAAAAATGTGATATATTTACCACATTATGTTAAGTGGTGGGTATTCTGTTGCTAGGAACCCACCGAACCCCGAAAGATTATGCTGCTAAAGCGTAATCTCCATAGTTTGCATTATCGTTTGCATTTACTAAATTGACCAATAACGGAGTCATCCGACAATTCTCCACTCATCTATTCCAGCCTGTCGATCCTAGTTCGCCCCCCTCATAAACACACGAATAAGTAATGGCCCAAATCTATAACTTTTATAAGGATTCCCACTGTTTAATCTAAATTCACCCCATTGAAAAGGAGTTCCTTTAAACCAACTAATCCAATGCCAATCCCAATTCATTATATCCTCATGTGTTTATGGTGGAGGCGCGGGGTACTGCCCCCCGGTCCAGTTCTGTATTCAATTCGTATCATCAAATTGTATCTTATTTATATACTATTTTAGGAGTTTTGTCAACTTATTCTGTGTCAGGATTACAAAGCATTTGAGTTGCTTTGTCTGTCCAAATGCCCGGCACAATACCATGGACAACAAGGACAAAGGCTATACAAAATGCTCTACGCATATGGGCGAAATATGTATAGCCCGTTTCTTTTAAATGTTTCATGATTAGATTACTTCAAATTCATCCAGGTGTTCGCCACGCCAGCGAATATTATACTCATCCGCCCGATTACGATTTTTAGATTCTGCTGTATATGCACGCCAATACTCACCATAAATGTCGCCATTATTTACGGCTTGATCCTGCATACCTTCAACAATAGCAATTACATCACTACGGCTTGCACGGTCCTGCATACTACTTACAAAATGATATGCATTATCAGGCCTTTCATCTCTAAGTTCTAACTGTAGATCGGTTTTGCCTGCATGAAGTTTTTCCTGATATACTTTGCGTTGCATATCACCATATCTGCCTTGTGCTACTGCTGTTTCAGTTGGATAAGCAGTAGCTACTGCCTGTATAGCACCCTCAATTTGAGTTTGTTTGGCTTCAACAAAACTATCTAAATCTGTGTAGACACTACTATCAAAAGGATCAGTAATATCTGTACTAGTAGCGGGATCTCCGGGAACATCCAAATAGTCTCCATTAATACCTGCGTTTAACTGACTGTATAATGAGTTAACTGCGCTGAACCCTCCTGCTGTATCTATTGAATCAATAGCATCCTTATAAGATGCAAACTGAGCAGTAAGTCCAATACCTCCCACTGAGCCCATTAGATCAGATGTTAGTATTCCACCAGTTGCTCCACTGCCACCTAAAAAATTACTAGTAATATTACTCAATGCATCTGGTGCAATAACTTGGGTATTATTAATAATACTCGGGATATCTACAGTACTAACACTTTGTAACAGTCCACCAAGTTCACTAGTGTTAGCAAGGCTTCCTAGTTCTACGCCCTGTAGGTGCTCACCTAACTGGCTAAAATCATCAAACGGGATACTATCAAAACTTGCTGGCATAACTTTTGCCAGGTCAGTAAAGTCAGCTAAACTAGATAACCCGCCAACGCTACTACCCAACAAAGCCTGTGCATTTGCAATCATCTGTGGATTGCCAATCATCCCTAATGCATCGCCTAGCTCTGCATTAAAGATAGGATTGCTTAAACTACTAATACTTACATCTCCTAGTCCTACTTCGCCTAGAGCACTAGTAATGCCTGTGATATCCAGTCCGCCTTTAGCACTAATTTGTTGTATAAGTTGCCCTGGATTTCCAAACTCTGTAAGATTACCTAAATCAAAGGCACTGCCTAAACTGGCAAGTTCTCCTGCAAAGTTTGGCATATCTCCAACCACGCTAGTTAAACTGCTGAGTCCATTTGTAACCATGCCCTGGATATCGCCTATACTTGATCCTAGGAAATTCCCAAAGTCACCATTTATAGGCAATGTTGATGTTAAACTACTTACTGCTTGTCCAAAATTTACGCCGTCCAGTGCACCCTGAAGACTTCCTGCTAACCCTTGACTAATTCCACTAAACGATTCTGCCGCATTAAATGTTTGAAATGCTTGCAAAGGACCACTACCAAATAAATCACCAGCATGACTACCTAACGCACTTGTGAATGCTCCACCACCTATACTGCTAAATGCGCTGCCTATACCATTACTAAGCGCACCACCAGCAATACCACTGCCAAAACTAGTGAGACTGCCGCCAACTGTGCTTGTTAAATTACCAAGCGCACCACCAGGTAAAGCAGCCAAACCACCAATACTCGGTATTGCACTAGTAACACTGGATATACTAGCAAGTGAACTTAGCGGCCCAGCTGCACTCGCAAGACCCCCAAGAGAACTAGCAATGCCGCCGCCCAAGTTACCAAGACCAAATCCACCTAGACTACCGCCTAGCGCACTCATTCCTGCAAAACTTACAACTGCTGTTACGCAAGCCATATTATTCTCCTATGCCGCTGTTGTATTCATTGAGCCGGTTGCTCTCGGATGGAAGCATGTATCTATGTCGCCTATTCTAAGAGCTGGTATGCCATTCATAGTAACTTTAAAACTACCTGGATACGCCGCCGTTGCCGCACAATGAATGTCACATCCTGGTGCGCCACAACAAGGATGAGGTGTTACTAGACTACCTTGCTTGGCTGCTGGTCTTCCATTCACAGTGATATTCATATGACCTTGTACTGCAACGCCGCCACCACTGTTAATATCACCTATTCTTACTATTGGTCTTCCCATAATACTATTTACCGTTAATCATTATGTGCTATTATAACATAGTCTTCCATAACTGCATTTACTTGTGATCGAGCCATTGGTTCTGGATCTTGATCGGTTTCAATATATATTGTTTTGCCTATACGTACATCATTTACAGTGTCATAACCCATTGTGTTTAGTGCACGAGTTACTGCCCTTCCAGCATTATCCAATATACCGTTTTTTAGTGTAATTCTAATCTCATAGCGTGAGGTCATTTAACCCTAAATCCCCCATACGCTCACGGATCTCTGTTCCGCTAAGACTAGTTAATCCAGTAGCACCACCTTCTACTAATAGTTTTCCCTTGTAATAAATTTGTGGTGCAGTTCTGTGTCCTTCTGCCCGCATATATTCACGTGCGTCTCTATCGTCGTCAATATTAATTTCTGTAAACTCTACATTATTTTCACGCAAATAATTCTTCGCCATATCACAATAACCACACCAGTGTTTTGTATATATTGTAATTGTTGATGTCATAAAAAGTAATCCTTTTGTGTTCCTTCTCTATGAAGATCAAGTGTAATACAGTGTAGACCGCCGTCCCAAAAAAATCTGTGCCTCCAAGGAATATGCACTGGTTCTATCTTATGTTTCTTAAAAAATTTATTAACTTGTTCATTATTAGTATTTGTAACGCAACAATGATGTTCGTCAAGCATGAGTACATTAACATCGAAAACAGTTTCTTCCACATAACCTACCCAATCCTGTAGCCAAGTCTCAACAAAGTGTGTAAACTCATTGTTATCTGTTTCTCCTGCTAGATACCATTTTCCAGCATTTTGCCTTTTTAGTTTGGTAAATCCGTTAACTTTGCTCCATGTCTCGCCCCGCAAGTAACACACATCCCATCCAGGAAATGTTTCTGTATAGTTTTGTACATTATATAAACTAAGTATTGCACCAGGTTTAATTGGATGAAAGTTTCCATCACTGTGTCCGTCTATGTTACTATATACAATTTGAAAATTTTCTAAATCAGGATGAAGTTTGCTGACTTCGTCTTCGGACGGATAAAATTCGTCTTCCGCCAAACCAACAAATAATTTTTTTCCTATCATAAAACAGTTAGCACTAGAACAAAATGGCATAGTATTTGTTGCATATAATTCCATCATTTCTTTCCACACATGCTCTGGAAAATATTCTTTGTTTGTTCTGTTGGCTAAAAAATCTTTCCAACTGGGATAATCAGAGCCTTTTATTATATTATATTTTTCTTCATCTCGTATATAAGGATAAACATATTTAAAATTTTCTCTTACATTATAAGTTACTTTGCTGTACTTGTCTAATTCGTCAATAATTGCTGGATGATCTGCTCCCTCATTAACAAAACACGTATTTCCTATTACAAGATGATGATCTCTGGGTTGCAAAGGTCCTCGCGGATATCTATATGGATTGTCTAAAAATCTTTCATTTGGGTCCATTGTAGGTTGTATTACATCCACACCAAAGTCTTGTAGTACTTGTTTGAATCCTTGTAAATCTTCCAGTGTTTCTTCACATATACGCTTTAGAGGATCGCTAGCTTTAGGGTCACATCCATCGAAAAACTCAGGCGCATAGTTATTTCCTAACATACAGACCTTAAGGGGATCCCACTTATTCCATATATTATATGTCATCTGGGAAGTCCCTGTAAAGGAAATGATCTAGACTGCTTGCATCCACATACTGTGTAAAGTTTATATGATTATCGCTAGTGTCCTTGTTGTATAGCACTAGTTCCATAGCATCATCTAGTTCCTGCATGGTCTTAAACTCCATGTCAATACGCCACTCGCCAATGTTCTTGCTTCTAAAACCCAATTTCATACGTGTTATCCTATGAGCTTGTAGTGTATCCAGTGTTTTAAAGAAAGCATTAATACTATCTAAAAACAAATTTGGATTTATGTCTTCTTTGAGATCTGCATATATTGTGTAAACATTCATGCTATGGGTCCAAACTCTTCGTAGCCTTGTAGATCTGTCTTATATTTTTGATTGCGATCTATTAACATTTCTGAGTAGCCTTTGAGCCTGTAAATGCCACATTCATTCCTAATACTTTTATACCCTAATTTTAAACTTGGATCAGCATAGTCCCAGGCAAATTGCACGTTCCAGACTGCGTTCTTAGCCAATAAAAAAATCATAGTCCAGGCAACTATTTCGCCGTTGTTGTAGTATGCAAGGATATCATTGTAAGGCTTGTTAAACTCATCAGGATATATAGGCCACGCACTTTTAAAGTCCTTGTAGGTAGCATATTTTTTGTAAATTTCCAATAACGGTTCTGGATCTGTATCCTTAGGCAATAGTTTATAATCTATTTTTTTGCTAGGTGTGTAGTTTGTTTCTTGTAAATTTACTTTAGCATAAATCGGATGTTCTGTCATCTATCTATTATATCTTCCTTGTACTCTTTTGTAAAGTTCTTGTAGTACCCTTGTTCTTCTAGTGTTTTTCGTGCAAGATCTAGTTCACGCCTGGGTTGTATAAAAGTTAATGCATATTTGCCCTGATTTAACACTACACCATCAACTACTTCTTTGTTGTCAGGATGATCCCATAACAATACATAATCTTCATTACTGGCTGTAATACACATTTCGTCCAACTGTTTTCCTGTAAACAGTTCAGGATCTGTAACCAACATCACAACATCTGTGTTTTCTGGCCAGTTTTGCATGCAGTCTTGTATCATGGTTGTAATATATAAGTCTACATCACTGCCTATATCTATTACCTTAACCCGGTCATTAAGCCATACTTGTTTTGCATACGGGCAAGGCGGCAAGCCGTTAAACGCTGGATTAGGAACACTTAAAAATTCCATTATCCATTTTTCTATTTCTTCATGCATTAAAATCTAAAAACATAAGTTGGGGCACCCTTTAACATATCACCTTCACACTTTTTTAATTGTACATTATTATAGTTAAAATTGCAAGCCGATAATCCACTACAAACTAAGGCCATCAAAAGTATTTTCCTCAACATCTTGTTTTGTACCGCCGATAATATAACTACTTATTTCGGTTTCCTGGGGAGCGACTTGGACTTCTCCACCACTTATCCATTTTTGTGCCCAAGGAAGTGGGCTTGCTTGTGATACACTAAACGGGCTCTTTATACCAATTGCAATCATACGTTTGTTTGCGATCCATTCAATATACTGGCTAAGTAGTTCAGCATTTAATCCAATCATACTACCGTCTGCAAACAAGAACTCTGCCCAACGTTTTTCTTGCTCTACTGCACTAACAAACATCTGTGTGCATTCGTCTAGTGTTTCTGTTGCAATCTTAGCAAAGTCTTTATCCTCTTTGGGCAGTAATTTTATAAGTTGTTGTGTACTACCCAGGTGTACGTTTTCATCTCTGGCAATAAACTTGATAATTTTAGCATTGCCTTCCATCTTTTTTAGTTCTGCAAATGCCCAACTACAAGCAAAACTTACATAAAACCGAACACCTTCTAGAATGTTAACACTCATGAGTGTAAGCCATAACTTCTTCTTAAGCTCATATAGATCCACGTTTACTTCTGTAGCAACATTACTGAAGTTGCCATTTACTTTTGCAGTATCGTGTTCGTTGCCGCTAACGACCAGATGCTTACCCACACCCAATAGATTATACCAACCTGCCATACGCACTAGATCATCATAGTGCTTGGTAATGTCGTCTGCACAATCAACAATCTCCTTGATGTCTAACATTTCATCAAATATCTTACTAGGATCTGCATAGATATTCCGGATGATATGTGTGTAACTGCGACTGTGTATTGTTTCACTAAATGCCCAGGTTTCAATCCAAGTTTCTAATTCTGGTAGACTAACTAGTGGCAGAAATGCCAGATTAGGTGAACGTCCTTGTACACTGTCTAAAAGTATCTGACGTTTAAGATTGCTGGTAAAAATATGCCGTTCGTGGTCTGTAAGTTCTTTGAAGTCTTTTGCATCACGCAGAATATCTACTTCTTCTGGACGCCAAAAGAAACCCAGTTGTTTGTCAGTGAGCTTGTCAAACGCACGGTACTTGACATCGTCGTAACGCTGAATGCCTACGTCTCCATCAAAGAAACTTTTTCTATTTTTATGATCTCTGTTTTCTGTGTCTAGTACTGCCATTTTTTATCCTAAATCATGCAACTTTCGCAATCTTCTTCTTCTACTTGAGCTGGTAACTCCAGTATTATTTGTTCTTTTTCGCCTTCGTCGCCTGCACCATCGTATGTGTTAAAGTAATATAGTTGTTTGAGGCCGTACTTATAACACATAATAAGATGCTTGAGCATTGCACTCATTGGAATCTTTTCGTCTTCAAAATGTTGCGGATTATAACTGGTGTTTGCACTAATGCCCTGATCGATATACTTTTGCAATACAGCCATAATCTTTAAGTAACCTTCAGGTGACTCTTGATCCCACAGTAACTCATATTTATTCTTTAAGCGAGGATAACCAGGTACAACCTGTTTAAGCACACCATCTTTACTTTGTTTTACGCTAACGTATGCACGGGGAGGTTCAATACCATTTGTGCTATTACTAATTTGTGCGCTGGTCTCTGCTGGCATGAGTGCCATAAGGGTGCTATTGCGTATACCTGTTTTTGCAAGTTGTTTGCGTAGATTCCGCCAATCCTGACGTTCTTTATGTTTAACTAACTCATCTACGTCTGTTTTGTATGTTTGATTTGGTGTGACACCGTCTCCATACTTTGTTTCACATATGCCAGGGCATGCACCCTGTTCTTCCGCAAGATCTGCACTGGCTTTGATAAGATAATAACTCCATGCTTCTGCGTACTCGTCTACTAGTTCAAGATTAGGATTAGTGTAGTTTGTATCATTACGTGCTAGCCAGTATGCTAAATTGATAATACCGATGCCCAGTGGGCGGCGCAACATAGTAGCACGTTCTGCTGCCTTTACAGGATAGTTTTGATAGGTTAACAGTGCATCCAGTCCACGCACTGCTAGTGTGCAGGGCTTCTCAAAATCCTTGGGATCACGTATAAGTCCCCAGTTGATTGCGCTGAGTGTGCAGAGTGCAATCTCGCCCTCTTCGTCATTAAAGTCATTGAGTGGCTTTGTGGGCAAATCGATTTCGCAACAGAGGTTGCTCTGTTTGATAGGAGCAACGTCTGCTTTGAAACTACTGTGATCGTTTGCATGATCCACATTCATTAAATAAATGCGTCCAGTATTTTTGCGTTCCTCCATGAACGCTGAGAATAAGTCACTAGCTCTCACAGTCTTTTTTCTGAGTCTGGTATTGCGTTCCGCTGTTTCGTAAAGCTCTTGAAACTTATCCTGGTCTGCGAAAAAGGCTTCATATAATCCTGGGACATCACTGGGTGAGAATAGTGTTATGTTGCCTCCACTGATAAGCCTTTCATACATTAGTTTATTAAACTGCACTCCATAGTCCATGTGCCTTACACGGTTGTCTTCGGTGCCTTTGTTGTTTTTGAGTACCAACAGGTCCTCTACTTCTAAATGCCAGATAGGATAGTACAGTGTAGCAGCACCATTACGCACACCACCCTGACTACAACTACGTGTAGCACTCTGAAACAGTTTATAAAAAGGAATAACGCCAGTATGATATGCATCGCCGTGTCGTATAGGTGAACCAATAGCACGGATACTACCAGCACCGATTCCTATACCAGCCTTTTGACTAACATACTTAACAATACTGCTAGCAGTAGCATTGATACTATCCAAACTGTCGTCTGTCTCAATAAGGACGCATGATGAAAACTGTCTCTGCGGAGTTCGTACACCAGCCATAACAGGGGTAGGCAAACTAATAACATATGTACTAATAGCATCGTAATAATCCTTTACCCATTGAAGTCTTGTATCACTAGGGTAGTCTCCAAACAACGTAGCAGCAATACACATGTATGCCATTTGTGGTGTTTCAAATACCTCGCTAGTTACACGGTTCTTGACAAGATACTTTCCACGCCACTGTTCCATTCCAGCGTATGTCAGTGTTTCGTCTCTATCGTGTTTAATGTAATCGTTGAGTTCGTTCCACTCTGCTTCTGTATAGTCTTTAACAAGTGCAGGATCGTAAAATCCACTTTCAACATTACGTTGAATAAGTCGATAAATGTGCCAGGGTTCGAACTCTCCGTACACAATCTTACGCAGATGATAGTTAATTAATCTGCCTGCTACATACTGATAACCAGGTGTTTCCTCGCTAATTAGGTCAGCGGCGGCTTTGATTAATGTTTCTTGTATATCACTTGTTTTAATACCATCACTAAACTGTAAATGACTTCTTATTTCTACTTCGCTTGCGCTTACTCCAGTGATATTATCGCAAGCATAAAATACTACTTTGTGTAATTTTTCGAGATCAAGGTTTTCTTTTTTTCCATCACGCTTTTGTACTTGAATTTCCATTGTTTATTAGATCCTGTGCGTTTATTCTGTTTATAATATTATATGTGTCTAGTTGCAGTGTGGTATTTACACTTATATCTAAATCCCAATTAAGCACATATTTACCCTGGTTAATCCATACTAATGCTTCTTCGCAACTTTTTTCCTTGCTACGAATACACAGGAACTCTACATCAGGGTTATGCTTTGTTAAAGTAATAGTATACAACATTCCTAGCCCCCTTGCAATATTATCGTAGGTATTATCTACTAATAATTGCCAGGGATCAGGCCAGTCGTTAATCATATCACAACAATAATACTGATTACTAATTGGTGCTCGCTGCCAAAAAGCATTAACTTCCTGTACTGCTTGCTCAAATGGCAAACGGTTGAGGCGTCTTCTAAATGAAAACCATATAGAAAGCCTGTCTTGAATGGACGTATCCCACATGTTATGTTATATTATGTGCCGATTTTTCTTACGGTAAGGTATACTGTGCCTGTTGTTTGATTATCAGTAGCATAACGAAGAGTTGTTAATCCTGAGTTATTGTTTAAATCAAAAGTCACACCAACGTCACCATTATTTTCTGTAAAGTCATCATCTAGCACTTGTGCGGTGCCATCTTGGACAATACGTAGTGTTCCCTGGCGGAACTTACTATTTCTACTAATTAAATAATCGATTTCAACCGCATAATCCATACCACTATTATCATCAAAACTAATACCAGTACTTGTGGCCCCTACATTGTTAGACAGACTTACGTTGCTGTTATAGGCCCTACTATAACTACCAATTTCTAAACTTTGTCCTAATGCTATATTAGTATTATTTAAACTAGTACGCTTTGTTGAAGTGGTAACATCTGCATCTGGTCTATCAAAACTATCCCCAATACTGAAACTACCTACCCCGTCTGCAAAGTCTATTACATGGGTAGCGGCATTACCATTACCCAGCGAATTATTTGCGACATCAATGTAGAGATTATAGGCACTAACAATATTGTCACCATTATAAGCATGTATACCTTGTTTATAAATATCGTTGAACATGCTACTCGTTATCTTAACACTTTTTGGCCCAGTTATTGCTGGTGCGCCACCTGTTACATTCTCACCAATTTTTATAGCTTTGAATGCATGCTCAAAGTTGCAACCATCAAAGTGGACACTGTTCATATCATGATCTAAATTTACACCAAAACTATGTTTACCTATTGTACAGTTTTTAAAATTAATGTGTTTGGTAGTATAACTTGCTGTACTTGTAATCTTTACTGCTGGATTAGAATTACCCACAGCCGTTGGTGCGCTTGTGCTGTTACCAATAATTTTACAGTTGTTTATATAACAACTTTCTGCCTGGTCTATATGAAGTACTGGGATATCAACTCCTGCTTCAATAGTCATGCCATCAATAACAATAAACTGTGGCGGTAATCCAGTGCCACTGCCAACACTAGCATCTACCTGTTGCTTGCTATCAGCAAACTGCGCTACAGCATTTTCAGTTACATCATTACCATATATAATTGTACTGTCTGGGCCTTCACCTTTTAGGTATGCAAAACTAGGAATCTTTAAAAGTCCGCTGACAACATATTTGCCTGCAGGGAAGTAAAGCATTCTGCGTACACGAATAATTTGTTCACGTGCAAACAATTCATAAAGTGCTCTGTTAATGGCTGCTGTATCGTCTGTTTCACCGTCGCCTATGGCACCGAAATCTCTTACACTTGCAACATCATCAATCTTTTCTTGTAATGTGCGAATTATTGGACTGGCAGCATTAAGGCCTGTCTGTGCATTAAACCCGATCTGTGCATCTTTATACGTGTATGTTTCACTTATTTCTAGAATGTTACTACGGTTAGTAAGGATCTCTAAGTTTTCTGTAGTTGGTGCATCTGAGCCACCATTACCAATATACACCCTACGTGTATCCACGGCAAGCCCAATCTCGCCTCTTGCTAGTTGAGGTAAATTATCACTTGTCCCACTTCTATGCTGAATTCTTGAAATTTGCACCACGGCCATACTGGTAACTCCTAATTATATAGTATTTATTAGTTTAGGCGCCGTAGTATTGCCCAACTCTATCCCACCATATGCGTTTATTCTTTTGGTATTCGTCACCTTCTATGACCCAGGTTTGGAATTCAAAGTCTTTTGAACACATTAGGATAACACCCTGTTCTATGTTTGTCCCATATACTTCGTTGTGTGCTTCTGCATATGCGCATAACTGACAAAAGTAATCCTGTACCCATTCAGTCTTTTTAGGCTTGTTTGTCTGTTTAAAGTCAATGATTGCTGGCTTTCCATTATACAAACCCACACAGTCTGTTGTTCCGGCATATACCTGGGGGAAATACATGGGAACCTCTACCCCCCAGCACTCATCCATTTTGTCTAATCCTTGCTTAACAATAACATCAGCCATATTATGACTTTGCTGACTATATGGATTTGACCCAGGCGAGCCCAACTCGCCTGTCAGGCAATAGTCTTCTAACCACTTGTGCATGCGAGTGCCGCGGCCTGCTGCTTCTTTAGATATTGCATTTGCCTGTTGATTGCCCACACGTTTGCGCCAATTACGCAATGCGGCTTTGGCTTCTTCTGGTTTAGTTTTATCTAGTATTGTTGTGACACTTGGTACTGCTAGGCCGTCTGGCGTAGAGTACAACCGTTTACCGTCTATCTCTCTGCGGGATAGAGCAGTGTACTTGTATTGTTCTGTTATCATACGATAAGTATAGCATGCAGTCAAACAAATATCAAGTAATTTATTCCGAAAGTAAATCAAAGTTTATGAATATTTTTGATTACCTCGGATATTATCCTCAATGTGATTACATTTACCATGCAGTTTTTGATAAAGAAGACTTTGTTAACATACCTGATAGACCCGACTTGCCGTTGTTGCTTTGGCACGCCGAAGAGGCATTTATGGAAGATACTAGCAGCATAAAAAGAGACTTTTTATATGTTACAGGCAACTACAATTTACCCAACTACTTTAGTATACATGATATTATTAGCAGTCGTATATGGCCCGATAAAACTTGGAATGATACAAAGACTAAATTATTTAACTGCACACAACTTAAAGACGTTGGGCATAGACGCAGTGTAATCGCAGCATTGCACAAAGCAAATGTGCTAGATAAGTGTAACTGGAGTTATGTAAACAACACATGTGATGGTAGTTGGTTTCATAGTGCGCTAGGATTTACACAACATGATATAGACTATGCACATAGTATAGATAGCATAATACCCTACGATGCATATCCTGTTGTAGGTGCACATAATAGAGACTTGTCTGATATATGGCAGGATAGTTGTATTACTATAAGCACAGAAACAACTTTTCAACACTACAGAACACAAGTGCCACCACTTATGCTTACAGAAAAAACCTACTGTGCTATTGGTAATCTTACAATGTTTATAATTGCAGGCCCTGTTGGTAGTTTAGGATTACTTAAAGATCAAGGGTATGAAACTTTTGGAGATTTGTGGGATGAAAGTTACGATACTATAAACAACACTGCACAACGACTTCGTGCAGTGTGTGCATTGATTGAAGAAGTGAGTAGAATGGATTTACCCAAACTACATGCACACTGCAAACAAAGATTGTTACACAATCAAAATGTTCTCTATAGTATTGATGTAAAAAGTAGAGTAGATGCTGTTACTGATCTTTTACTAAAAAGCCGCTGACTTGAAGTGTATACTTGTTGGTCATACCTGCATTAGCACTCAAATGTAAATGACTGCTATCCCAGATCCATCCTTCGCCAGCCTTCCAGTGTGTGCTATTGTGCCATTCTTTGTCTTTTTCATATTGGATAATTTCCCCAACATGCCAATCTTCCAAGTACATGTTTGCCCTTACTTTCGATCTAGTGTCATCTGGAAATGCATGTTTTATTTGAAAGAACGTATCTCTGTGTACAGGAATAATATTGCCTGGAGGTTGTAGTATACTACTTACTGTGACAACTTCTATGCCAAGTTGCGCACCTAGTTTTTCAAAGTCCAACTGCTCTCGTGTCCACCACAACTGTCTAATAAGTGTGTTGCCCATGTCATAACTGTCCGGAAAACCGCCAAATTTTTCATGTATGTCTTTGAGTTCGTGTACTTGATGACTGATACAACTGCCACTATGAACAGTATAATCTGCATCAATAAACTGTTGAAGATTGTAATCTAATTTTGCTGCTTTAAGCATTGTTTACCTTACCAGGTAATATACCAGTAGAAGTATGTTCCTGAACTGCTCTTGCGAGCGATGGTATAACCCTTACCTTCAAAGTGTGCAATTACTTCAGCCATCTGTTCTGTTTTTACTGCGTCAGTGATTGTGCCCTGCCAGGCCTTGTAGTAGTTTAGGCCATCTGTATCATTGTCAGTCATTGGGCTACCTGTTATTGTGGTGCCCTGAATTGTAACTGTGCTTGCATTAGTAATACTAGCCGTAAGAGCATTACTGGCAATAGCGTCTAAAACTGCTACTTCCATTATAGCAATCTGTTGTGCTATTACATTGTTATTTTGTGCTCGTTCACGTGCCTGTGCACCTGTGGGTAGATATGCCATATTAAACTCCTACAGTATTTATACGTCTTTAAGTTTTGAATTTGAAACGGCACTTTTGATGATATCGTGTTCCTCTAGCTTTTTGTCTGCCCATTCATGTTTTTCTTTTAACTTATCTGTATAATCATCAATCGCAAGACAATCTGTTTTTACGCCATATATAATAGGATCACAACTACGTGATAAATTATGTTCTAACGACCATCCTAGACTAAGTAACTTGTTTTCAAAATCCGCTTCTTCTAATAATACATGTACTGCAATTGTTACTATTTTAGTTTTAGGTTCTTTCATTTCATTATTCTTTCTAATACTTGAGTGTGTGTTTTTCCGTTAAATCTATTTTCTTTTAGCCATTCATAATAATTAGGCCACGGTTGAGTTTCTATGTATTTGTTTCTAGCTTTATTATATTGAAAGAATGCTTGAGCCATATCCTGATCATCTTTACTAATGTCAATATCGATATTTACTTTACTGCGATCAAACCCACTAGCATTACACATTCTATAATACATCTGATACCAATTATGACTAAGTCGGCTATCTATGCCAGGCACCTGATTCTCTAGTATTTGTATGAACGTGTTCTCTGCTTCCGTTGTAAACAATTCTCTCTGTTGGTCCCAAAATACTCCACTGCGCTTACTAGTGCTAAAGTTATATAACAACCTATAGTTTCTCTCTTGAGTTATTATATTAGCTTTAGTATTAAACTCTTCACGCTCTACGCCGTTAATTAAATCTTCTAGATTGCGGCTATGCACATCAAACGTAGGAGCATCAAAAGGATCTATAAAATAACTAGCGATTCCCAAGGCTAATACATTTCCTACCCATGGTTTTTTAACATATGCAGGTTTCCATTGTATTAATTTAGGTTCAGTAATCTGTCTACCTTGTGTGAGAGTTTGCATATGCTGTCGTACTATATCATGATCTGTATCTGTACTATTGAATACACATCCATTTCCAGCCCTGTGATATAAGTTTACTTTAAACCGCCAACCCCATTCCTCGCCGTATATTTGGGTGCCGCCACACATCTCTGATTGCGGATCCTGGTACCGAGTAGGACACACCCACGCACTATTGGTTGTAGGGAGATGCCAGTCAGTTAATTCCATCTCTGGCATATGCTTCACTAGTACTCTTTGAAATCCACTGCAATCTATAAACATATCGGCGTGTATATGATCATCTAAGTCGGTTACGATGTATTCTATATTAGAATTCTGTTTAACTACGTCCGTAATCGTGGATTCCCTATGTGTTACGTTATTACATTTAGATTTTAAAAATTGCACAAAAGTTTCAGCATCAATATGATAACTCCAACCTTCTTGTGTTCTCAATACGTATTCATTCTCTAGGGTATACGGTGCTTTATTGGAACGTGTAAAAAAACTTGCTTCATTCAACTCATAAGTATAATCATCAAATGTCTTATCAGTGGCATTATTTAGATTAAACCAAATTTGTTGCAATCCCGCATCACCAGGTCGCACACTCCAAGGCTCATAATATTCAGGATAGGTAAATTCACTAAAGAATCTCGCAAGACTTTTTACTTTGAGATTAAAAAACTTTCCGTAACTATAACTGGTATTATCCTGATAGAAATTAGTTGCTGATATTCCATACTTATATATGGAACCAGTTTCCCACATAAGAATACGATCATCTCCTAGGTGTAGTAGTCTTTTCCAGTCATAAGGTGCGCTCCATCCTAATGTCTCGCCAACTCCTAATCTTGGATGATCTTTACTGTCAATTACTGTTATATTATAATCAGGAAAATTTTGATTTAAAGCTAAGGCTGTATACCAGCCAGCAAATCCACCCCCGACAATAACAACGTTTTTCATAATATTTTCCTTATGTAATGTTTTTGGATATGCCCTTTATAAAGACTACTGCTATTAGAATTATTGTCTGTTTTCCAATATTCGCCAACTTTATTCGTAGTTTGAGCTATAATACTATGCATGGTGTCACGTTCTACTAGATTACTATTCCATAGCCATGCATCTCTAGGACTATACACTAGATAGTTACTTGCGCCAGTGGGTGACTTACCATTGCAGAACGTGTTTGGATCCCACCTTGGATAGATTATCCTTTTGACTGCATCGTGTGTGACCCATTGCATTAACTTGTTATTGTATCCATAGGGTGTTGACTTATTGCTGTAAAACTCTGGGATATCACACGTTTCCACAAACCGCTGTACAATGTGTGCCTGCTTAACTACTATCTCAGGAAAGTCGGGGGTCCAATAAAATAGTTCATCATACCACCCATTTGTATAATTCAGCTGGCTGTAGGGGCCTACACAATTATCCATGGTGTCTACAAATTGAACATAAACACCTCTATCATCATATCCTAATTGAGGTTTTTCAAATCCCCACACAAAACAAACACGTTTACCACTGTCTATTAGTTGTTGGTAAGCGGGTATTGTTTCTCTAAACATACCCTTTACAATATTATTAGGACTAATACTGTGATTACTGTAGTAACTATAATCAAATTTATTCTTGGCTAAAAAGTCGATAGTTAATTGACTTACATCAATTTTACGAAACTCAAACTCATGTGTTTGCTTTAGTTTTTCTACAACAGGCAATACCACATTTTGTATTTCTGCACACATAAAACTTTGTGGATCTTTGGTTGCTTCCAAATTCCAGAAGCAGGCTATCTCATCTATTTTACAATCTGCATCTATCCAGCTACGTAATACGTTGTCGCTATCACTACCGCCAGAATAGAATAATACCACATAGTCGTACGCATCTCTAATTTGCCTCGCTCTTGCTTTATACAAATCCCATAACTCAATTGCTGGCTCTGTTTGCCAATCAACTGTATCAAAGATTTCCTTGTTAAAGTTCCACTCTGGGAAGTGCCCAGTACGTTGTTGCCATTCTATTGCTTCTACTTTGCTGTATGTTTTTAAATCGCCGACTGTATAGTAACCAAACTTATCTGCATTTAAAATCATATTTGTGCACCTTTTCCAAGTGTACTCCAGTAACACACTGTGCGTCTGAGATATTCCACACCCCAGTTAATAGTTAGCCCTATTAAACTTAACCATATAAGTCCAGCAAACATTTCTGCAAATTCCATTTCTCCGCCTGTCATAAAAATCCAGTGGCCCAGTCCGTGTTGTGCACCCAGCATCTCTGCGGCAACTAACAGTGTTAGAGCCAGACTACCACTTGTTCTAAATCCTTGTATTATAGTGGGAAGATTATATGGAATAACAACATATTTTACTACTGTCCATAAGTTACCTTTACAAGAAACAGTAACATCTGTAAAAACACCAGGTGTGCGTATTACAGAACTATATGCAGTAATAATACTGGGGAAAAATGCACCAATAAAGATAGTTATAACCTTACTAGCCTCGCCCAAGCCGAGTAATACAATAAACAGTGGCAATAGTGCAATTTTAGGTATAGGAAATAGGCAACTTACTAGTGGCATTAAAAGTTTGTGTGTGTGAACATTTATGGCCATGGCTATTCCAACGACTGTTCCTAGCACCATGCCTATAGTCCAGCCCAGGCCCAACCGCCATATACTAGTCCATAAATTAAACAAAAAGTCTGGGTTAACTAGTAATTCAAAGAAGGTTTTTATAATATCCCATAATCCTGGAATATACCCTCCTTTGAATACTAGTTCCCAAACTACTATAACTGTTGCAACAGTTATACTAGTATGAATCATCAGTCTAGATCAAAATATGTGTTGTCTGGATGACGATTGGGTAAACCAACCCTAGATACAAGCAAATCAGTGTACTCTTTTAGACGTGGCCCGAGTACTTTTGCATTGTTAAACCCATTAACTTTAACATTATTAGTCCAAACAAGTTCTTCTATGGCGTACTTTGCACGGGCTAGTTCAAGGTCACGTTTTTCTTGGGTAGAAACAAGTGGTCCAGAAAGAGTGTCTACACTAGACTTTGGATCTTTAATAAAGTTTGGCAGTAACTCTCTAATTGCTTTTCTAATTCCAATTATTGCTTTTGGATTAGCATTAGCCCAATCACTGTTTACAGTAATTACACGACTAACTCCCATTGGAAATGCATCGCTTAACTTGATAACGTTGTATTCATTAATTCCAACCTTCTGTAGGTTAAATTTAGTTGTTGTTAAATATCCACCAATTGTATCAACTTTCCCAGTTACTAGCCCTGGAACTAGAGCGGAAAATGACATGTTAACTGGCGTAACTTTAGCCTTGGTGATACCTGGCAACAGAAGTTTGGTAGTTCCGGAAATAAAATCTCCAAAAGTTTTACCATCTAGATCATCAAATTTGTTGATTCCAGATCCCTTTAATGACCAAATTCCATCCTGTACTTTGTCATCGATGACAAAGATAGCCTTAAACTTTGGAGTAGCTTGTTTGCTATTAACAAGAACTACGCCACTATAATCCTGGTATCCTAGTTCTGCCTTTCCAGCAGTAATTGCAAGACCAGTCTTTACACTGCCAGGCCCTGTGCCAACAAACTCGACATCTACGCCGTATTTTGCAAAGGTTCCATCTTGGATACCTTTTAATATCCAACTGTGATACGAGTATGGACCGATGTCAATGATTAACCTAGCTTTAACATTTTGGGGATTTGGCGAAAACAATTTGTTAACTTGGATGTCGGCACTTGCAGTCCCAATACTAAAGATCATAGCAATCATTAGAGTAAGAGCTGTAATTAGTTTTTTCATAATTTTTCCTTTTTAAATTATTATAAACTGCTCTACAGTTTATAAAATATATTATAATTGGGGGGTTAGCTAATAGTCAATAACTATATACGGAGGGGCGTCTGCTCATGCATAAACGACTTGATGTCGATGCGTCCCGTTCTTGTCCGGCGCCTGGAGCGGCGTCACTATTTCTATTTATTTAGGTTTTCTAAGTCCTGCGAGTTTTGCGATACTCTCTGGGCCTTGCCAGTAATCAAATGTTTCTTCAATACTCTCTTTTTCCACACCTTTGGGTAATTCCATCTTGGAGCCCATGCTGGCACGACTTTGATCATAATCCTTAAACTCATCATAACTAAGATACATGTCACTATCACGATCGTAATACTTGCCTTCTTTGGGATCATAGTAAACAACTTTGCCTGAGCGTGTTGTAAATGGTCCTTCTAGACCTGGTAAATCTGTGTTCATCTTCTCTAATTTATCAGATGCCTTTTTGACGTACGTGTATCGGTTGTCTACTTTTTTGAATGGCAGATTTCTATGACCACGAGCGTCCGATGCTTTAGACTGATACGAAGCAAGTGTAGCTCTAGATACTTCTTCAATACTCTCACGTTTTGCTAATGCGGCTTTAGCCATACTGTTTACTTTTTTCTCTGGTGATACTTCACCCTGTGGTTTCATATCCAACCCAGCATCATCGCCCACAAACACAACTTCTTTCTCATTAAAGTCTTGGATCTCTGCTTGTAGTCTAGGATCTGATTCGTAATAAGCCTTAAGGCCGTCATAGTTAATATTAAGTCCAGCGTTCTGTAACATATTTAAAAAACTGTTCATGCTGGTTTTTGCATCGCCTTCACCTTCAGCTTCACTACGTAGAAGTTCTGCTACACCAATAATAGTGTTTACAGCATCTATATCTTCTAATAGGGTATGGTAATGGTGATAGGGTTGCATTATCTACGTTCTCTGCCTAGCTCAGCTTCTCCACCAGCCGCAGAATCTGCTGCGGCAATTTCGTCTCCTGGCTCCTCAATAGGCTGTTCAATATCCATGTCCATGGTTGGTTCCATAGGCACATCTTCTTCTGGTGCACCCATCATTTGAGCATCTTCGCCTGTAAGTCCACGTGCAGCAGCATCAGCGCCGCCGCGAGCAGCACCCATTGCTTCCATAGCTGGGCCTACTGCGCCCTGGATTTGTGCTGTAAATGCAGCACTAGCTTCAGCACCAAACTGATCTGTAATTGTATCTGCAAGTGGAGGAAGGTCTTCGTTCATGATCTCACCCAAATCCTCTACCATTCCCTGGATACGGTCTATAATATTTTTAGCGGCCATTACTACTTCTGCTGATTCCATCTCGCCTTCAACAATAATACTTTCTGATGTAACTTCTACAGATTCTGTATTATTTCGTAGTCCCATTAAACTACTTGTTCCGTATTCGCGATCCTGGTAACTTTTTACACCATTCTTTATTAATGATGCCGCATAATTCCAATCCTTTGAATCAGGAATAGTCTTTTTAACATATGCAACAAGGTCATCCATATAGTCGTCTGGTTGACCGGCTTCAGTCCACTGGTCAATAAAGCCCATTATAATTTTATAATTACTATCTTCGCTCACAGGTGAAGCTGACTCCATAAAGTTACCAGCTTCCATCTCATTACGCCAACTGTCTTCTAATTGAGCAGCTAATGCTCTGCGAGTGTCTGGACTAAACATACGCATTCCGTCTTTTGCACCACCAGCATGATCTTTACCATACTTTTGTGCAGCACGGTCTGCGTGATACTTCCAGAGCTTCTTAGCTAGTTCACTATCATAAATTTCTTTCTTAAACTTTTTGCTTAAATTTTTTGCAATAGGAACATAACTGCGGCTGTAAAGATCTTGATCATTTTCTGCATATAGTTCTAACTCACGTAGTGCATCATCATCCACGCCCTCTTCAATGAAGCGGTCAAGTGTTTCTAATACTAGTTTAGCTTCATAATATCGTTTGTTAGTACTTACATTTGCTCCCAACTTGGCTTCTAGTTTAGCAAGTTTTGTAGTAAATGACTCTTTAATTTGTTTTGCTTTTGGCAGGTCTAGACTGGCAAGGTCCACGCTAAACCCAAAAGTCTTTTTTGTTACCTCAGCAAGTTTTTTGCTGTCTGGCTTTGGTGATAATTCTTCTAAGATCATGATAGTTTCCTATTTTTGTAATAGTATTTATGCTATTTTAATTGATTTAAGAGTTTTAGTTAGCTCAATGTTTAAACAATTGATACGTCCTACACTATCACTAATCCGTGCATATAGATATAATTTTTTGGGATTTTTATGTATATGTTGCTTATATATCTGTGTATCCTCCGCATATTTAGAAATTTTCCAATTCAACTGTTCTATTCTATTTTGCAAAGTAGAGTCGCCATTAACTAGAGCAATAGCATAGGCAACAGCAGTCTTTTTGAGTGTAAACTCTTTGTCTAGTATAACATAGACGCCATTGTTGTCAACCACACTATACTGGTTAACCTGTGTTACACGGCCATTTGTGTTAATTAATATTCTAGGTTTATTTTTTAGAACTTTAGCAATATTCTGCTTTAGCTTGCGGTTTGTAGATGATGCTATCATTGACACGTTTCCTTACTAACATGTTTTTAATTACTAGTTGATTTGCAATGTTTTGTTCACGTTCATCAAGTGTACGTTTACTTACCTTGCCCTCACTATGAATCTTACGAAAAAGATCCTGTTCTTCGTTTGTGATAAAAACACTTATACCTGGTTTAAATTCTGCAAATCGCATTTTAGCCTCGCTCTGGAGTTCCAATAATCCTAGGATTACCTTGGACATCGACTTGGCTACCTGCTGGTAAACTACGATCTTTCTCTACAGGACTCTTGGGCTGTCTTAACACAGGTCCCATCTGTCCAAATTCTAGTACCCATCCTGTAATATCCATTTTAATGGCTTGCTCGCCACCCTGAGGGACGGCTGTAAGGATATTGCCATCTAAGTCTATTACTTGATAAGGGGCTTCATTAATTTGCATACTTTCGCCCATAAAACTTTCTTTTGCATCCTGAGCTGCTTGTGCAATGCTAGGATCTATTAGTTCAAGACCAGCACTAGCAAGTGCAGCCAATCCTGCTAAACGTCTAGGTAACTTAGGTCCTGCTTTTTTAAGTGTGCGATTAATTTTTGCAATTAAGGATGCTTTTTGTTCTGGTTTAAGTGCATTAATGTTAACGCCTTGAAGTGCTTGATTAACTTTCTGCATTGCAGGCGATGTTGGAGTATTTTTAGGATTTAGCCCTCTCTCTCTTGGAGATAGTCCTGGCTCGGCCGATGCTCCGGGTCTTGACACTACATCGCTTGTTGGTAACTTAGGTTTCTGACCTGCACCTTTTAAATTTTGTTGTTTCTGTAATTCTCTCTCTTGATCATATGCAGAGACCCCTTTGTGTGGGTTACCTGGTTTATCAGTGTCCTTTATAGGATTAACCTGTTTTCCACCTATTTGGGTAGGATTACCTGGTGGGGGTGTATACCTCCGAGGTCCGGTTTGTTCTAAAATGTCTTTAAATTTCATAATCCTACCTACTTGTCTTATTCAATGCTGCTACACGTTTACTAGCAGGATTTACTCGTTTTGTGCGTTGTGCTTTTCGTGTCATACGCTTACCAAGTCTTGCTTTGGTAATTTTTAACTTGTTGCGTTTTTTAATATCTGGAGCGGCAAAGCACTGTGCAGGTTTGGCTACAATACGTCCTTTACGTCTGCCTCCTGTGCAACGAAACTTGCGGACTACTTTACCGCCGCGCTTTGCCCACGCCATGCCTTCTTCGAGATCGAACTCAATCTCGTCATACTGAGGAATAATACTTTCGTTTGTTATGTCTTTAAAACGCATACAGTATTTAGTAAAGATTTAGAGTTGTTGTGTAACTAGATAGGCTACAGCGGCTACTAGGCTTGCGATTATACCAGCACCCCAAGCCATAACTTGCTTATTACGGCCGTTTTCATTTCTTATCATATGATTATGAATTGCAGTCAATGTCTTGTCCTGGGTTTCAAGACGTAAGTTTACTGCATCTAATTTGTCATGCAGAGATTTATACCTCTCAGAGCACAATTCTACGTGTGCTTCTAAACTTTCTTTTTCAATATCAGCCATTAACTCTGTTCTCACCTATACTATATTTGGTGATGCTTGATTGGAGTGCCTATATTTGTGCCTGTTGCGTTGCCTATTATTTTTATTGAAGCATCTTGTATTGTATTTATTACAATACGTTCTCTTGTATTAATAGTATATTACGATCTTCGTCTCGTACACTAAAGACAGCTGGGTCTAATACACAGTTTTCATCTAGTCCACTAATTATAGGTATATCCTGTAGTGTATTTTGTAGAATACCAGCATCTCCAAGCGGGCCGCCAAATACTCCAATTCTTTCTATACCAAAGCGCCATGTCCATACATTTAGATTACTTAGAATTTCTTGTGTAAAATCATGCTTGCTACCAAACGTCGTTCCAGTGTCTTTTAATCTTTTGTGTAGACTTAAAAATTCTCTTTTCATTGGAGAATTTAAACTCCATGGCTGTGCTAGCATACTTACACATTGTTGCAGTGTTTCAAAGTTACGTTGCTGGTTGCGTGTCTTGCCTGATCCGCGGAGATCTCCCGTTTCAGTTATATCAACTAATGTTAATATAAACCAGGTCTCTTTATAGCTGTCAAGCATGAAGCGGATCCTTGTCTCTGAGGTGTATACCTAGTTCAATAAGTTGGGCCTGGCCTTGGCATTCTATGCAGTCTACACTGGTATACGACATAAACTTAATACATTGTAACCTATTTGTTCCCATATACACGCCCCAGATCATGCCGTCATCATTAACTACTGGAGGATTGATATGTGACCACATGGAATGTGCGCCTTTGCGTTTAAAGAAGCTGGAATTCCACCATTCAAGTGTACATTTATAATACAACACTGGATACCATAGGCCTTGATCTATAATACGTGGGAGATCACGCCAGTACCAACGGTTGTCTGCATGCCAACCCATTGGTGATAATTTATTAATATCAACACTGTGGATCCCAGGATGATCTCTCCATACGCTTGTACAATGTTTCATAATAGTAATTATAGAGAATAAAAAGGGCGATGTAAAAACATCGCCCTTTGATAAAGTATAAGACTAAGTCTTAGATGTTTTCAAAGTATGCAACAACTGCTGCTGTTACACCTGTGGCACCTTCACCGAAGTTTGCACCTGCTGCTGGAGCAGGACCTTCACTTAGAACGTGAACAACATCAGATACGCCTGCATTGAAGCCACCTGTTGTGTCGTCGCCAACACCGATAACTGTTGCTGTCTTTTGAATAAACTGGATTGCTGCATCGAGCTCGTCCTGTGTCATGTTGCTCTTTGAGAGACTTGTTAGGGCTACCTGACGGTCTCCACTGTATGTTTGTGCGTTACGAACGCCTACGCTTAGATCAGCCATTTAACTGTTTCCTT